AAAAAGAACGACTGCCTTACGAGTTAGTTGGTGATAAAACGGACTATTACCTAACATTATGGTGTTCCAAACGGATTAGTTTCGGTCAGATCCAAATAAGGATCGGCCGCAACTTTTAATGGTTCATTATCAATTAAATCATAATCAGAGAAATTAGTTCTATCATCAAATGATACCAAGGTACGTATTGTCGTAGATGTATTACCAATAGCGTTGGCACTTGCGACAAACTGACCTACGATGTTATTAATCAATACTGTATTACTATTGGCAGTCCAAGATTCTACGGTACCATAAGCATAAGCACCATTCCAGTTATTATTGCTTGATTGGTATATGATTTCACCAATAGAATAATCTGTTTCGATAGATTTTTTAGTGCCAACAATGAGTTTTACATTATAACCATTATCAATACCAACTTGATCAATTTCCTCGACGCCAGTATTGATAGGCTCTTGAGATGAACGGAATGCCTCACATTTCATTTCATATACGAATGGTAATCTTTTACCGATAGAGTGAAACATCAATTCTTGTTCGATAAATGTGACCTCATACATTTTATGAAGAACCGGTACATAGACAAGGTCGCCTTCTTGTGGTCTTTGTCTTATTGTACCAGGAATAATTTTCTTAAATGATCTTAAGGATATAATGAAACTATCGTTATCTCTGATTTCTAATCCGAACTTGGAAAAGAAATCTTGTTGACCTCCGTGTTCCATAACATTAGCAAGGTATGCCTCAATCATATAGGCCTTGTTAAATGCTGACTTGCTATACTCGCCGAGGATCATATCTCCTTCGTCAAAGGACTCTCGTGGAATGTAATAGACGTTATGGCCCATAATCTTGATGCTTTCGACAATAACATCTTCCATGAGCGAGAACTCATTATATACTCGGCGCTGCGAAGGAAAGTTGTTGAAATATCCGTTGACTGCCATTATCCGACCAAGAATCCTGGAGGTGCTTCGTAAGTATTTCTAATCAGTTCTTTTATTTCCTTGATTTCTCTTTCCGCTTCCTCAAAGATTTGTTGACCGTTCATAGTGATACCGCCTGGCAACTGCATACCACCAAACTTTTTCATATTGTTGCCCCATTGTTTTTTAATCAATGCGGTACCTAATTCTTTTAAAATGCGGTCATTCCAAAACTTACTGTAAGCATCTGGATCTGTTATAATCTGTCCTTGAACAACAATAAACTGACCGGCGGTAATGTCATTATTCCAGTCCCAGTCAATATAAAGACGATTATTGATTTTGTTGAAACGGATTGGAGTCTCGCCTGAGAATAGCATATCGAGTGTTCGCATATGCTGCATAGTGAGAGCATAGTTCACATAAGAGGTTGAGGATAGATCCCAAAGATCGTTGAGACGCAACTGGTAGCGAAGGTCAAAGAAAGACATAGATTGATTGGTACCACCAACTGGGAAAATCTGAGAAGCACCTATAACACTGGAAGATAACTGAACGTAGTTATTAGATATATCACCATTAGTTATTTCATGTTTTAGATAGGTTCTTTCGGTTCCGTCGTAGTGAAACTCTTGGAAGTATTGGACGGATATGGTTATGGCATCTTCGGCCTGCACATCATCAACATTAACCTGAATGACCGGTTCACCTAGTTGACGGAAGCAAAGTGCCTTAAACTCTTCTCTGGATGCTGGTGCTGACTGCGACATAGTGATCCCTTTTATGGTATTTCATACTATTTAGGAACCTTTATCGGAACTTAGGTCCTTCCACCCATATCACAATCGATTTACGAATACCTAATAAAACTGGTTTGACTCCGTGTAACATAAAAGAAGGAAATGCTATAATATCACCTTTATTGAGAGTGGGTGTTATAGCATTTTTTTCCATACCTATATTTAATTGAAATTCACCACCAGTAAATTCTTCATATGGTTGAGATAATAACATAACAAGAGATAATTTTCTAGTTGAACCGGATAACATATCATTAGGTATTTCGCCTAATATGGTATCCATATGCCAATCATACATACCGTTATTTAAAGAATCATATATTGTATATTGAAAACTGTTATATCCATAAAGGTCGAAATCATAAAATTGATTATTAATAGAATCGATTATATTATTAAATCTATTAAAAATCCAAAAATTATCTTCATTTCTATCAAAAAATTTTACTTTAGACCTTCTATGATCTTCACAATCTTCACCTTTTCCAACCGTGACAGCCTTATTAAATTCTTCTCTTTCACATAAGTTTTGTATATTTAATAATTCTTCGTTAGTAAAAGCATTATTCCATAGTATATGACTATATGTTAATCTTCTTTTTAAAAGTGTATCATTACTAATCATAATTAAATTCTTTCACATTTTATTTTAATTATTATAAAATTTTATTACTTTTTAATATACTTATAACAATATTAGCGATGTTAGGTTGTAATTTATCAGAAGGTATTATTGTATTGTTATTATCAGTCTCAATTTGTATATTTTGTGTCACACCGACAATATTACTAATGTTAGAAAAAACTTCATTTTTCTCGTTTACTGGTTTTTCATTAAGCATAAAAAAACTTATTGGACATGCATTTTTTATATTTTCTAAGATAGATTCGTATGAATAATCGCTATTATAAATATTTAAATTATAATCTGTTCTTGTAGAAATTGGCCATCCATTAGGTGTCAACATTATATCGCCATTAACATCTATAGATGTTGCTAAAACGTTTTCTGTTATAGTATCCGTCCAATAACGAACAAGTAAAGAAGATTCTTTTGAATTAGTATTTAATATTCTAAATGAAACGTTAATAGTCATAAAAATTTTATCCTTTTCTAGACCTTAGGTCCGTTGATTGTTCCATTATTAATATATGTAATATTTGAATTTCCATTCACACCAGAACCTATTGGACCGGTAGGCCCTATTGGACCGGTAGGCCCTGTTGGACCGGTAGACCCTTTTGTTCCTGTTGCGCCTGTTGTGCCTGTTGTACCTGTTGCCCCTTTTGTGCCTGTTGTACCTGTTGTACCTGCTGCTCCTTTTGTTCCTGCTGCTCCGACGGTACCTGCTGCTCCTACTGTTCCTGCTGGCCCTGTTGCCCCTTTTGTTCCTGCTGGCCCTGTTGCTCCTACTGTTCCTGCTTGTCCTGCTGGTCCTGCTGCTCCTCCTGCGTTACTAGGACCAGTTGGGCCGGTGCCGTCGTGGTGACTGCCTGCCTGTCCGGCAGCGGCGAGACCACCACCGTTACCACCTTTCCAATGTTGCGCTGGCGCATGACCACTAGGACCATAACAACCACCATGGTGTTGAGCATGAAAATGTACCGAGGCGCCAGCGCCGCCAGCTGTTGCAGTTCCCGCTTGACCGTTGCCAGAATTGCCGTGGCCGGCCGCACCTCCAGGAACTCCGGCGCCACCGCCACCTCCAGCTGGATTATACGATCCGTAGTGGGCGTTGTGATGTCCACCTCCGGCGCCGCCGCCGCCGCCGGGACTACCGGCCTGTCCTCCGGGACCACCTGTTCCTCCTGGGCCAGCTGGCCCACCTTGTCCACCTGGTCCTACCAGTCCTCCTGGCCCTGCCGGCCCACCTAGTCCCGCCGGCCCACCTTGTCCTCCAGTACCACCTGGTCCACCTAGTCCTCCAGTACCACCTGGTCCACCTGGTCCACCGGGACCACCTGGCCCACCTTGTCCTCCAGTACCACCTGTTCCTCCGGGACCTCCTGTTCCTCCGGAACCTCCTGAAATTGTATTTGTATTATTGAGTAGAATTTTAATTCCACTTACCGTATCTGCTTGAAAAGAGATTCCTCCAGTACCACCTGGTCCACCGGGACTACCTGGTCCACCTGTTCCACCAGTACCACTTAGTCCACCTGGTCCTCCGGTACCACCTGACACTCCGGCGCCGCCTGTACCTCCGACAATGCCGGCTCCACCTGGTCCTCCAGTGCCACCTGGTCCTCCAGTGCCACCTGGTCCTCCAGTGCCACCTGGTCCGCCTGCTCCTCCGGTACCACCTGCTCCTCCAGTGCCACCGCCGCCGCCTTTTACTCCGGCACCACCTGCCGATCCGTTGTTCTGTCCTCCGGCACCACCTGCACCCGAAGCACCTTTAGCTCCAGTTGTACCAGTAGTTCCTGGAGATCCAGTTGTACCAGTAGTTCCTGGAGATCCAGTTGTACCAGTAGTTCCTGGAGATCCAGTTGTA